TTGACCATTGCTATAGAATGACAATCTATCTTCTTTAATTAAAATATATGACCCAGAAGAATCATTACCAACAACAATACCTTGAGGTGTGTTTTTGATAAATCTATCAATAAATTGCCATGTTTCAGACATATCGCCTAGGTTGTTTTGGATTGATGCAATGCTTGTTAAAGCACTGGATAAACTACTTTCTGATTCTCTTGCAGCATTATCTCTTGAGGTCATATCTTTGTTGTACTTATCTATGAAATCATTTAGCTCATTGGCTGTAGCAGCTGCTTCTATTTCTTGCTGTAGGACCTGTAATTTTGATGCAGCCTCATTAAGTGCTGCTTCTGTTGCAGAGCCGTCTGCTTTTCCGTCAATAATGTTTTTTGTACCGCTACCTGTTAGGATAGAATGTGTTTTAGCAATTGTATTTGGGATACTTTTTCCTTGTTCCGTAGGGGTGTATTCACCCTCAACAGTATAATCATAAATTGGATACCAAGTAGTTCCGTCGGAAGAAACTTCTGTTTTGTTTTCATAATAAGTACGTCCATCGTTGTAATATTTCCATACTTTAATTTCAGTTATGTTATAGTATACTTTACCTAAATCAACCTGCACATAAAGAGGGTCTCCGTTGTTTACAGCACTAACATAGGTACCTGTTGCAGTAACGCCATTTGTTAGATGATGAAAGTTAGAGCCAGTACCATTACTGGTAACCGTACCGCCTAATGCTCTGTTGTTTCCGTATTCATCAATGGCCATCAATTCATACCAGTGATTTCCAGTGTTTGCTGTACTACCATTTGACCAATCTCGAATATAACGAACAGGGTTGTATGTTTTTTTATTGACATCAAGAGCTAAATCTTCATGAGCTGGAACCCACTCAGTCAAAGGTACGGAGCCTTTTACAAGCGATACCCATTCGATAGTAGATGTTCCTGTTTGACTTGAAGTGAAGGGATAGATAACAACACTAGTGTCGTTGGCTGTAACTCCAGATGAATAACTATTTATCCAATTGAAACTCTTGTAATATAGGCCGTTTCCTTGATGTACTATATTAGATGCTACACTAATAGAGCCTCCAGAGTTATATGCGAAAAATGCTGTTTTAGTTGCAGCCAATTGACCTTTTATAGTTATTGTATATGTTTCGCCAACTACTGGTTTTTCAGCTAACAAGAAGCTTGCTATAGGATAAGATGAATTGGTAATTGGAGAACTTGGCTTACTATCTAACAAGAAGTTTCTTGCCGTAGCATTTTCCCCAGGATCTCCTTGATCACCTTTATCTCCTTTGAATAGGCTCCAAGTATAATCACTCGCCGTTGTGCTTTCTGCCGCAGTGGTTTTATTAACCGCTATACCAATATATTTAGTATTAGTATTAGGAACATCTGTCATTCCGGAACCGTTTGCATCTGCTGAGTATTTGATCCAAGTATAAGTTGTTACTCCGTCCACGCCTTTAACGCCTTGAACTCCAGTGTCACCTTTTTCGCCTTTGATTAACGACCAAGTATAATCAAGCGAATTATTACTTTCAGTGGCACTGTCTTTATTGTAAGCTAATCCCATATACATTTTGCCTTCTGGATCATTTGAAATTCCATTACCGTTTTTATCATCTGCATATTTTATCCACGTATAAGTTGTTTTACCGTCTGCTCCCTTGACTCCCGCAACACCTTGTGGTCCAGGATCTCCTTGAGGACCTGTATCTCCTCTAGTTCTTGACCATGTGTAATCTTGTGGATTCAATGAATCTTCTTTTGTGAAATCAGTGTAAACACCCATATACGTTCCGACTGTTTCGCCGTTATTTGCAGTGAAGCTAGTACCATTATCGTTCGAGTACTTTATGTGTATGTATGATGTTTTACCATCTTCTCCTGGTTCGCCTGGAATTCCATCTGAACCTTCAAGTAGTTGCCAATTATACGCTGACGGATCGTTCGGTTGTACGCTATTATTTGAAACATTAATACCAATATATCTACTTGGTATATCTGTCATCGGCATTCCGTTAGCATTATTTGAATACATAATATGAATGAAATTTGATATTCCGTCTTGACCATCTTGACCGTCAAAGTAGTCAACGCCTTTGATAGGAGTTTTTCCATCATTACCTTTGAATAACATCCATTTATATTTTGAAGGGTCCTGCGAATCCGCTGCAATAAAGTCTACATACATACCAAAATATCGTTTATTTGTATGGTCCGTTGTAGAGAAATCTAATGTACCGTCTTGATTGTTGGCATAAGCAATATGAGTATAGCCAGCTCGTCCGTCTTCGCCTTTTTCACCAGGAACACCAACTGCTCCGTCGGCTCCTTGAAGTGAATCGATCCAATCAATTAAATTACCTTCGAAACCATTTTCAACCGCTAATTCATATGCTGACTTACCATCTAAAGCTAATTTTAAAGTCGTGCTTGTTGCAGCTACGAATTCAAAATTATCATCATACATTTTACATACGAAAGTAGATTCATTGCTAAAGACATCAGAAGGTGTTAGATCAATACCATTTGTTTCGTTAAATTTATGAGCATCGTTCCACTCTTCATCTAATCTTTTGTTAGCAGAGATTCTAGACCAAGAGAAATTTTTAAATCTATGAGTTACTTCAGCGTCTTCTTGATAAGCTTTAACATATAATCTTGTCTTATCAACGTAATCTGATGTAGTATCAGACACATCTAAAGCTGAAACATCATCAAGAATGAAGTTTTGATTGGATAAAATTCTAATTTTATTTATATGATTTGGTAGATCATCAACCTTTAAAGCAAATGTTGAATCTTCATAAACATTTAAAGTAGTTGATCTCATGCTATTTCCAGCTGCGTCTAATAATTGGACTTCAAACTGATTAACTATTAATTGACGAACATCAAGTGATGCAGTAATATCAGTTACTGTTGGACCTTGAGGGTTTGAGTTTGGATCAACTGGACCTGTGAACGTTTCTTCTGGAATAGGAGCATTTATTTCTCCTGCAATTTCATCAACAATATCGATATAATTATCTCTAATATTACCTGTTATAGAAATCATATTTCCAACTGCTTTTCCATTGTGCAATGGAATATCTACTGAACCATTTTTAACTTCTATTCCACCAGTTGTTTGTTTAACTAGTTCGTTGTAAATATCTCCTTGATTTGCAGATAGGTTTACACCATTTGAAGTTAAAATTTCTAAAGTGATAGGTTTTTCTTTCCAAAACTCTGCTAAAGCGTCTTTTCGATTTTCTTGCAATTGTTTCTGCAATGCTAATATATCCGCTTTATCTTTTGGATGAACTTCTATAACATTACCAATTACAACGGAATCATTTCCTGGATTACTTTCCGAAGTAGTCATACTTAAAACTCTAGCATAAATGTATAATGGAGGATTAAACTCATGATCAATGAAATATCCTGTATCTCCAATTGCTACATCTGAAGGGAAATATCTCATTGGAACAGTGTATTGAGCAGCCGGAACTGAATATTCGTCCATTTTTTTAAGAGCTGCCTCTAATAGATCTGCTGCATTGTCTTCTTCTCCAGTATACTTTCTTTCAATCCACATAATTTGAGCTTTTTTAGGCCTAAAACCTAGTTGGTCATTAAGCTCTTTATTGTAGATGCTTGAATCACCTTTAGGAGAAGTGTATTTTCCATCATTATATTCTACATCATAAATATTGATTCGTTCTGTACTTTTTTCAGTTGGAGTAGAGATTTCTTCAACCCAGTTCGTATTTGAAGCTTCATAAACAGCTTGAATTATAAATTCAGCATGTTTTTGATAGCCAATATCTTTCATATGAATACGAGTTCCATTTGCTCCATCGGCATTATACCATGTTCCTATATTAGCTCTTGCATAATCTGACCAGTTTGCATAATAAACATTTGGATGTCTTTTAGATGCTTCATTATATGCATTAGAAACAGCGTTTTTGTGATTAACTTCTGATGCAGTGTCAACCAAAATAATATTTCTATCTCTACCACAAATAGAAACTACATTATCTATTTCAGCTATAGTCACGCCTCTATTGGTTCCTAATATAAACACTACATTTTTTTGAAGGTTTCCATTGTTTAGCATTGTTTGTAATGCTTGCGTGGCATCTAAGCTCGCAGTCGCATGAGTCCATTGTCTAGAGCCAATGTTATCATAATATGCTTTCGCCCAAGAATATTTTTTTAAGAACTTCTCAGTTCCTACTCCTAATGAATCTCCAATTACAGATAATAGCAATGATGATACTGTTTTTGATGCAGCTGAACTAATTGCTCCGCCGACAATCTTGGAAGTTTTGGTGTTTTCCATAGTAGCATTATTGGGATTGCCATTTTGAGCTTCAATATCCCAGGCTTGAAGATTATACGTTTCTATAATATTTATTAATTTAGTTGCGTAATTAGGATCGGTGGCATACCCAGCGTTAGCTACGGCGTAACATGCTTTTTTGTAATCTCCTTCTCCTATTACGTTTCTATAGTTGTTGATTCTCCAAGCTGAAGAAGTAAAGAATGCACCATGATCTTCTACTGAATCATTAATTGAATCGTAAGCTCTGAAAGTATCGACTATAGTTATAAATTTAGAACCATTCCACTCTTGAGTTGACATTGAGGCTGTTCTGCCAGTCCAGTCGGCTCCAGCTTTAATTCCAAAATTATTGTTATAAGGAGGAGCAGCGAGCTTTGAAGTTCCCCATCCAGATTCCAAAGCTGCCTGAGCTGCAGTTAAAGAGGGAGTAATTTTATATTTATACCATCCATCTATTGCTCCAGCTTTAATGCTATTTAGGTATTCTTGTCTCATTTTTTCCTCCTTAAATAATTAGGTTACTCTGTAATATCCTATTGGACCCATTAAACTTTTTTGTGTGATTACTCCCAGTTGTTCGCTTGCTGCGTGAACTACGCCGGCTCCCGATGTAGGAGTTCCTAATAATATTGCTACGTGACTACCGTTGAGGCATATTACTAAATCTCCACGTCTAGCCTCTGCGGCTGATACTTTTTTAAATGGTGATTGTTGTTGCGCGATGGTGTATGTTGTACATCTATGATTAATAGCGAAACCAGCTTGTCGATAAGCGTAATAAATTAATCCACTACAATCAAATGAAGATGGACCTGTTGCTCCATAAACATATCTTTTTCCTACTTGTTGAAGAGCTATTTGAACCGCTTGCTCTGTTTTTGTATTGATTTCCCCGGTGCTTCCAGCATTTAATACGGCTGAACTTCCAGATGTTTTATCATTTAGTCTAAATACATACAATGGAGAACCAGCTCTATCTAAACCTGTTTTCGATATTCCATTGTCTCTATAATTACAATGAATTATTTGATTGCTTGCTGTGAAAACTCCTGTGTGTCCACTTGCGCCTGCCGACGCAGCTCCTTTTGGACCTGAAAGGAATATATCTCCTCTTCTAGCTTGGCTTGCAGGTATTTCTACCATTAAACTATTTGAGCCGATCATACCCCATAAAGTGACGGTTGATCCTAAATTAGTTCCGGATGGTAAAAATCCAGAAGCTATTAACGAACTAAATACTGCACTTGAGCAATCATAACTATTAGGACCTTTTCTAGCAGCAGACATTGTGTAAGTCACTTTTCCTCTTCTATCTTCGAACCATTTAATCATGGATTCTATCATTTCATTGTATTTAGTTGTTTTTTTGGAACTTGTAGTATTTCCTGTTTTTGAAGCAGATAAATCTAATGTAGTAGGATTATCAGTTGATGAAGAATAATTCTTCTTAGCTGTTTGTCCCGAAGTATCATATCCAAAAGCTTTTAATGCTCCCCACATAATATTCTTAAATGTAGCTTGATCGTTTTCGAACGCTGGACTATATTTATTTAAAAAATCTTTATAAGTTACTTGTCCAGTTGCGACGTAATTATATCTTAATAATTTAAACCAAGCCGCTATACCTGTTTTAACATTAGGATATTTATTCCATTTGCTTCCTGCGTAAGTAACTGCAGGATATCCGGAACCTGATGTCCATCTAATACAACCATAGTTGTGATCAACTTTTCCTGGATGACCTCTACCAAATGTAGTCTCTTTAGCCCAAACACCAATTGCAGCTCCTACTGAAATTCCGAAATAATCAGACATTTCTTTAATCGTGTTTCCATGACCAATTAAAGGAGAATCAGAATAATATGTTCTTAGGAATGCATCAATGTATGCTCCTGTTACATAAGCAGGATCTGTAGCATCCATTCTAAATGCATTTACCCATGTTTCGTTCCAACCTGTAGTTGAAATCGCTGAAGCGGCGTTTGATTTAGTCACGTCATATTTTACTGCTGCTGTTTGTGCTATTTTATTTGAAGTGTCATCTCCGACGACAGGGCTTATAGTTTCTTTTTCAATCTCTGCTCCTTCTACGATCAATCTAGTCACTATATTATCTATATTAACTTCTTTTTCAATCATATCTAAAGCGTCATCACTTGAAACTCTAAAACCTTTTTTGCCTTCAACTCGTTGTGTCACTATGTGCAATTTAAAATCTGGATTATTTCCATATTCTAAATCTACTTCAAAGTAAAATTCTACTTCAAATTCTTGTGTAATCTTTCTAATTCTTGCTAATAAGTTTTCATCGCTATTAAACTCTAACATTTTAATATCTTCAGATTCGTTTATTCCAATCTCCCAGCCTGTATCTCTTAGGCCTAAATTTAAATAATAGTCAATGCCTTCCGCTTTTGCAGGCTTAGGAATTGGACCAACGACCTTATTAATTAAGTTTATAGAAGTATCTTCACAAAAAGCAGTGATCGAGTTTCTATTTTCTGTAACTTTCATTATAGTTAATAGCACTCTAATGCCATTTCTATTTATGAAAGTAATATAATTCCCTCTTTCGACATGTTTTACCAAATAAGTATCTTTAGGAATTTCTAAATCTAGACTATATAGTCCAGAATCGATAGAAGTAGTTAATGCGTCGTCAATGAAGTGAAGACCCTCCTCTAAACTATTATCTATAAATGCTAACCGTTTGAAAGAACGGTCTAAAACTTCAATATTTTTCATTATCTAAATCTCTCCTCGAATCTTATGGTTCCTTGAGGCATTAATGCCCAGCTTGATTTGTCAACTCTAATGTCGGAAGGACCATAATCAATATCAAAGAATCTTGAATCATAGTCAAAATATCCTTCATAAGGTGATCCATTCAATAATATTTCGCCATTCTTATTATTAATAGTTAATATATCATTAGGTTGGAATGTGTTATTAATTTCAATCCATGCATTTTCTCCGTTAAGTTTGAACATTTTAACACTATTTATACTAGTGTTTGAGAATGCAGTTGAAGCATCCCATGTTCCAGCTAAAACTAACACTTTATGAGCTTGCATTTTTGTTAATTGCGGAGCATATAGTGAATGCGTTACGTTTTGTTTAGCGTCCGCAGTATATTGTGTTGTAGTTTTACCAACACCTGATTTATTAGCAGTCAAATCTCCTTCGTTCATCCAATAAACTTGAGTTCCTTGGTAAGCGATTAAATATTGCTTTTTACCTGACCAAGTTCTGGTTGCTTGAATATTGTAAGGACGACCTCTAGTAAAATCTTTAACAGTATGCTGTGATCCATCATAACCATAACCATATTTTGCATCATTTCTAATATATGCTGTATTCCCTACTAAGAATTTCTCAGTGACTTGCAACATTTTGGAGACTGTTTGATCTCTATTTGAGTTGAAGCTCCAAGATACATATCCATTAGAATTAGTGTCCATTTTAATAGTTCCATCAAATCCATTAGGGAATTTGGCAGTTTTTACTATTTTGGACGATTGACTAACACCATTGTTTGAATTAGTTTTTGCTGTTATGGTTACTTCGTTGGAATTGTCTAAGATATTGTATATAGATGTTGTCAATATAGGTCTATTGTAAATATCCATTACTACAATTAAAAACATACCTGTATCAGTAGTTTTACCGCTAGCATTATAAAATGTAACTCTACTTTCTAATCTCCAGCTAGTGCTAATTGCATTTTGCTCATCTACACCTTTATCCATAATTCTGTAATATCCATAAGTATTCCAATAATAACCAGCCTTTGGTACAGTCGCTTTTGCAATAGACATACCATATTGAGTATGTTCTTTAACGCCTGTTCCTATGCTTAATTTTTCGTAATCAGGTACCCATGTTCCAGAAATGTTTTGAGTGGATCCATCAGGAAGTGTAATAGTTTGATTATACGTATCCGATGTAACTGTTTTCCAATCGTTTTCTGGTGTGTCATTCATAGCGGATTCGTGCATTTCTTCATTCATCACTATTTCTTGTTTAGGAAGTGCAATCCTATCTAATTCTTCTTTATCTCCTAAATATAAGAATCCATTAGGAGCAATTACTCCTAAAAAACCGCTTTCTGTTGGAAACTTAAATTCCAAAATAGGAACAGTAGGAGCAGTACCATTATTTTCTACTAAAAATCTACCTTCAGAATCTAAATGGAATTCTTTTTCGCCTTCCATAGAATACCAATAATGCTTAGAACTAACAAAAGTCATTGTTGACGTACTTCCGTAATATCTTCTATTCATGTCGCTTGTTCCAGTATATATTGCCATTAAATATCTATCAGGTCGATCTTCGAAATATAGGACCTTTTCTTCTTTAGTATGAAGAATTCTATTTAATTCATCCATTATTCCTAGTGTATTACTTCTAATTGAGAATTTGATGGTTACCTCGATCATGCCTTGAGTGACATAATCGAGTTTCCCACCGCTGACTCTATCGTATTTTTTAAATGAGGTGTTAACAGGAGCAGCTAGACTTGTTGATACACTTCTAACTTCTATGAAACGTGTCAAATCAACACCATCAAAGAAAATCTTCTTTCTAATAGCTAACCTCTCCTCTACTCTTAGAACTTCTACTTTCCATTGTGTTTTCATATCTCTTCAAAGGTTTATATAAAAGCTTAGCAATAGTATGATCATTCCAATCAACGTCTAATCCTCTATTGTTACCTTCTATAATAGCTTCTAAAATCATCATTAATAACTCTTGGGATTGGTCCCTAGACGAATTTCCTCCTGAAGATGTTGTTCCTCTTCCAGGATTAGTAGTAGGAGCATCATATAAATCATTGATTCCATTGAATGTAGAATTTATTCCACTTCTAATCGAGCTAACAGATGAATTTATAGCTGCAATAGCTCCACCAATCATTCCTCCAGTGTCCCCAATAGAAGGAAAACCTGTAGCAGGATTAAAATTATATGGGTCACTATCATAAATAACGTCTACTTTGTGTTCAGCACCAAACGGATTCAGTTTATCCAATGTATCTTTGACGCTTTCCCAAGTTCCAGTTATCTTATTTTTAATTCCATCAAAAATTTCAATAACCTTGTCCCACAATCCTTGGAAAACAGCAATAACACCATCAACCGTTGCTCCAATTGAATCAAATATTTCTTTAATACTATCCCAAGTTGAAGATATGACTGATTTTATACCTTCCCATACTTCGGATGTTTTTTCCATAATATTATCCCATGCTGTATCTATTAACAGTTTGATAATTGTCAACGTTAACGATATAGCATCAGAGATAGTTTGCCATGCTTCTGTTATGAATCCACCTATGGTATCCCATACTGATTTAGTGAATGTTGCAATCCCATTAAATATTCCAATAATAATTCCAAGAGCGATTGTAAGTGCTCCTTTAATTACAGAAACAATAAGGTCGAAGGCTCCTGTGATGGTTTGAACTATTAAACCTATAAATCCTGAAACAATATTTTTTATAGATTCCCAAGCTCCCGCCCAATCACCATTTATAACTTGCATTGCAAGTTTAATAATATTAAGTATTACATCCATTGCTGCTGATATTATATTTTTAATAACTTCTAAAATCACTGAAATTGAGTTTGAGATTGCCGTCCAAGCAGTGATAATGATTGGGCCCAAGAATGCCATTGCTGTTTTTACAACTAGCATTATTACATCCCACACTCGCTTAAATGTTTCTAATATCAACTCCTGATTTTCGCTGACAAAAGTTAGAATTGGCGTTAATGCTGCTTCAACTACACCTTTTATCTGATTAAATATATTGGTTAGTGTGGCTACTATTGAATCCCATATTATTGAGAATCCTTCTCCAATGCCTTCAAAAGACTTTAAGATATAATCCCATAATCCAGTAAAAATATTTTTAATAGCATTAATTGCTTTTTCTAATGGATCAAATATGGTCGGCCAATTGGTTTTGCCCCATTCCATGATTTCATCCCATTTTGTTATAATGAGAATCAAAGCAGCCACAGCTGCTACAGCTAGTAGGATTGGAGCTATGAAGGCGGCAATTGCTTTGGTCATAGCTAGCAATCCAAACTCAACTCCGATAGAAGCAATGCTTAACATGACTATAGCGTTTACTACCGACATTATGATTGGTACTATTTTTGCAGCCCCAATCAAAAGCATAGCTATAATGGTTATTACTTTCTTAACTTCAGGACTCAAATCGTTAAACCATGCTGTTAATGATTGAATTACTTCTGTCAATTCTTTAATAACTGGAATCAATAGCTCTATAGCAGCTTCGCCTAATGCTGCATTTAATAATCTTTGAGATTCTTTTAAACTTCTAGTTACATTTTCCCATTTATCAGCTTCAATTGCCGCCATTCCTAATACTTTACCCATTTTATAAGCATTTTGAATATAATCAACACGAACGGCTTGTTTAATAGATTCGTCCAATCTAGTCCAAGCTTCTTGACTAACTCTTAATCCTTCTCCTTGTGCAGCTATTGCTTTATTAAGATTATTTTGAGCATCAGCAATATCAGTTGCAGTAGATTTACCACTACTTAACACTTTGTTATATTTTTGTTGAGCTTTATCTACTTTTAATTGTGAATCTATGATAAATTGTTCCTGTTGTTTGGACATATCTATATATCCATTTTCAACAGCAAATTGAAGCATTTGTGTTTCTCTTGCGAAGATACCAACGGATTCAGCCGCCGAGTTGTTACCTTTTACGAACGACTGTAAAGATCCTTGAGCAGTATCTAAATCAACGTTATAAGCAGCAGCGGCGTCTGCTGAATACAGCATTAAGTCTGCCGCTTGCTTCAAAGATTGTTCTTCATCAGTTCCGATAGAAAGAAATTGTTGGTTAGCTTTAATAAACCCTTTTTCCATTGCTGTACTCATAACGCCAGATTCGTCCGCCACATCTTGCAGAGCTTTTTTAGCCTCCCCAGAATAATCAACTACCTGACCAGTTGCTTCATCTACAGTAGAAAACACTTGTCCCCATAGTTGTTGGTGAGCTTGTAGAGCAGCTGAGGACGCTATAGCATTCTTTCCAATTTCTAAAAGCTTGTCTCCAACTGCTGTTAAAAACTCAATAACCTTTTCCATTACTAGGCCTTGCAGCGCTTCTTTCATTTGGCCTATATCTTGTTCAACTTTGGGAGCTTCCGCCCCAAGTTCACTTAGTTCTTTAGTGGTTTTATCAATTTCTGCTTTAGTATTGTTCATTGCTGCTTGTAAATTACCCATCTCTGCAGATAATTTTTGAGAGGCTGTTGAGCTTTCTCCTGACTTAGATATTTCTCTATCATAAGCTGCTGTTAAAGCTTCCATTTTTGTCTTTTGAGATTCTTGTACGCCTGCTAAAGCACCAAGTTTATCTTTTAATGTATCACTGGAGGCTCCATAAA